TGCGTTCTTAACCATGGTGGATTATTTGGACACGGGGATTGTCCTGACCCTGAAAACATGGAACAACAAAGTTTTCAGAATCAATTTTGACAATTGCTTGATTTACCAGAAACTGTCAGCATGGGAAGAATTGGTCTTGATGACTGCTGACTATTTGGAGAAACAGTAAAGAAAATCATTTTTTTATGAAAATCATTTTCTAAATAAAACAACACACTATCTATTTTTTGGAACCACGCTTATTGGATCGTCTATTTTTGTTTTGCTTGTTTTTTCTGGTATTCTTGCGAACATTTTTTCTGGTGCGTCTTCTTCCGCCTTTTAATTCAGTTAATTTACCAAGAATCGCATTAAGATTATCTTGTTTATCGGTACTATCAAAAACAACTGGCTCAGATGTATCACGCGCAGTCTTATGAAATCCTTGAAAACTGGTTGCTTTCGCATTTAGATCTTCTTTGACAGAAGCTTCAGCTTTTGTGTCAATCGTTATCTTTCCTTCTCCATCTCCAGTTTTCAATGTATACCCAACTTTACCATTACCACCCCAAACATATGCAACTTTAACTGCCATAGATGCAGCAAAATGGTTGGCTTCATTAAATTCTTCACCTAAGGTTTCGACTGATATTATTTTTTCACTGTCACCCAATGCACCACCAACACCTGAAAGTGCATAGCCGTTACTAATTGCTTTTTCAAAATCTTCATAACTATCAATTTCGGACGCCATCAATAAAGGTTGTTTATCACAACTTGCTTTTGTAACATACTTGGTCATTAATTTTTTATAATCTTCAAGCTCTCCCGAGTCTTGTCTTGCAGAAGCAAAACTGCACAAAGCGGGTTTTCCAGTTTTATAGTCATTTAAAATCAGCGCAGTTTTCAAAAAGTTTCCGGTTCCAACTGTGTCAGTAAGCATTGGTGTAGGTGTTTGTCCTGCGCATAAGTATTTGTATAATAAATGCCCCAAAATCTGCGATCCGACAAACCCAGTATTTGGGTCATCTAGATCCGGATACAAAACTGCCAATGTCATTGATAATTCATGAGCGTGTGTTCCAGATGGTGCGATTGACATAGTCATATTCATTACTTCTGTCAATTGATACAATGCCCAGAAAGATGATGACCCCAAGTTTTTACCCAATGGATTTGTTGGAGTAAATTGTGTGTCAAATTGGTTCCACAAATATACTTGCAATAAATTAAATAATGCACCACCAGTTCGTCTTCCCGAAAATAATGCAACCTTTATGTTTTTATCTGCAAGAAAACACATTCCAGAAAATGTGCGATACAACGCTTCCGCCAACCACGCACCATATGAAGCACTTGTATTTTGCAGATGTTTTCTGTGCAACACTTCATATACACATTGCATCATAGGTGTCTCCAAGAAAGAACACAATTGCCAAGACCCAGTTGCTCTTACATCGGGCATTCCATTTGCATCTGTTGTCACAGAGAGTGCCACAGTAGATTGTGTTTTTGGGTCGTTTGGGACAGGAACACATTTGAGAATTACTTTCCCTTCATAAAAATCGGATTCATTCAATAATGTACCATCACTTTTTTTAAAATTTGCAGTAATAACTGCTCTGTCACTTTCAATGAGTGATTTACCCTCAATCAATGATTTATGTCCATCAACCCAATATTTTTTCCATGTTGGTCCTGGAGTATCAATTACAGAACTAAGTGTTTTTTCATCAAAAACCCTTGATTTAAACTCGTCGAGTTTTAATGCAAGTTCTGATCTAAATTCTTCTTCTGTAATATATGTTTCTTTAAGGGCTGTATTAAATGTTTTTGTTGTTCGCAAATCAAGTCTAAATTGAACAACACATCCATCACTGTCTTTGGAACATTTATCAATAACAGGGGCCATTGACAATTTATACAAGTCGTTTGCAAAAAATGCATTCACCAATCCTGTACTATCTATAACAGTTGATTTGTCGCCTCCTTCCGGATAACTAAATTTGTTTATTATATCTTCCATTTCTCCTGCATATTGCAAAAAAGTTTTTTCTTTGTACTTTTCATTTTTTTTGGACAAGGCAGTAACATGTATGTTAAAATCAGCTAATAAATTAGTAGATGAACTAGAATGCGAAGTAAAAAAACTAGACATATATATATATATATATCAATTATATTTGTTCCTAAATCAAAAAATATGTATTTTATGTTTTATCAAAATATTCTATAATGATAAGTTATGCATTAACAAAAACCAATGAAAATAATGTCCAGTTAATTAAGGGCGATTATTATAACCATAAACGCAAACATGTTCGGAAAAAGGTCGTCGTTTTTGATTTAGACGAAACCATCGGCCACTTCCATCATCTACAAGCAATTTCGAAATGTTTGAGCGAATGGTTTGGACGCAGTTTATTCCAAGACGAATTCAACTCGTTGCTCGACATTTTTCCCGAATTCTTTCGCCCCGGCATTCTCACCATTCTGGATTTTCTTTATGCGAAAAAAAAGAAAAATGAATTGTTCAAATTGTATATTTACACAAACAACCAGTGCAACCCTCCGTGGGTCAACATGATTGTCCGCTATATCGAGAGAGAACTTGGCGTTGTGGACCTTTTTGACAAAACCATTTGCGCGTTCAAAATCAAGAACCAAGTGGTTGAACTGAAACGCACAACTGGTGCCAAAACTTATTCGGATTTTATTAAATGCACCATGTTGCCGGAAGACACCGTAGAGACATGTTTTATCGACAATACTTACCACGATAAGATGTGCGGAGACCGGATGTATTACATCTTGCCAAAGGCGTATTACCATTCAATTACAAAATCAGTCATGGTTAAACGAGTTAGTGCAAAATTTGGCTCAGAGTTGATTGAACCATTGATGAAATCTGTTGGTGAAAACAATTATGTGTCATCGGTCAACGAGGGTGCAGTAACCAAGAAAATTATGTATTATGTGAGAGAGTTTCTCTATTATCCGAAGCTTCCGCGGACTAATAAGACGAAACGAGTGAATTTGAAAAGGGGCGGAACAAAAAAGGTTAAACAATTTTCAAAACCCATTTAAAGTTATACCAACAAACATATAAGACAATGCAAAAAATAAAAGTAGCCATACATAATCGCGCCTATAATTCCTGGGAATTTACTCAAGATGATGTCAAAGTGGATATCCCCCATTTGATACCATCCAAACACAAACTCCTTCACGACGACCTAGTTCTTTTTAAGGGTGATACTGTCGTCGTAGTAGAATCCCCATTCAGGGACTCTGTTCTTGTCGGCGTCCTCATCCTCGGCAAAACCTATGGCCGGTCAGGAAAACGCCTCTTGTATAAATGCATCCCCGACAATAAATCGCTCCCCGTTTTCCTGGTTCCTTATACGGTTGACGCCACATTCAGCAAAGTTGTGAAGAACAAATACATCGTGTTCCGATTTGTTGACTGGGATAGCGACCATCCACACGGCGAAATTAAGGACACCCTTGGTGACGTGGATTCGTTAGAAGCATTCAACGAATATCAGCTGTATCGACGCGGTCTGCATTTATCGCTCACTCCTTTTGTAAAAGCTTCGCGCTCCATCCTCAGAGATGATGACCCTGTGCAAAAGATTATGGATAAAACTAATTATTGTATCGATGACCTTCGCTCTATAAAAAACATCTTCACGATTGACCCCGCGGATTGCACCGACTTCGACGATGCGTTCTCTACAAGTGAAGAAAACGGGGTTGCAACAATCAATGTGTATATAGCCAACGTCTTTGTATGGCTCGAAACCTATGGTCTCTGGGAACATATGACCGACCGCGTATCCACCATTTATTTGCCAGATAAGAAACGCCCCATGTTGCCTCCGCTGTTGTCGGACGATTTGTGCTCGTTGAAACAAGGCGCCGACAGGTTCACATTCATGATGTCCGTGAAATATGATATGCAGACATTGGCTCAAATTGGCGAACCTGTTTTCAAAAATGCTTTGATCCATGTCTCAAAAAACTATACATACGAAGACAAAAAACTCGAGAAAAATCCGGCCTACAATGTGTTGCGGAAATTGGCCAAAACTGACGATTCGCACGATGTCGTGGCATTCTGGATGATTCAGATGAATGTGTTGGCGGCAGAACATTTGCGAAGTAAAGGCAAAGGCATTTTTCGCACTGGGAGAACTAATAGTTCCGCTTCGCTTAACCCCATACCCCCTCCTTCAAATAAACCTTTGTTCTCCCAATGGCTCGGAAACTATGGTTCTGGTGTATTCTATTCCGAGGTTTGTGCACCTCATTCCCAACTCGGCGTCGATGCATACGTGCATATTACCAGTCCCATACGACGTCTGGTTGATATTTTGAACCAAATTTTGTTCCAACCTGAGGTCAGTGTTTTAGGCCAAACCTTCCTAGATAAATGGACCCGCCAATTAGATTTAGTGAATCGCGCAACCAAAGATATCCGCAAAACCCAGATGGATTGTGAACTATTGGCTTTAGCAGAACGGGGTTTTACGAATGATTTATTGGGCATCCTCTTTGACAGAAATTTTGTTTCCGGCAAATACGAATATACGGTTTACCTCGAGGAAATCAAAATGTTCTCGCGGATAAAATTAGACGAATGTATCGAAAATTTCACAAAATCGCAGTTCCGCATTTTTGTTTTTGATGATGAAGACCGACTTTGCAGAAAAATCCGATTGCAAAAAATATATTAGGATATTTTATAAAAATGTCTTCTTCAAGAACACCTTCGGGAAGAACACCTTCGGGAAGAACACCTTCGGGAAGAACACCTTCGGGAACAGAAGGTAAAAAAGAAGAAAAACTCTGGATGGGTGGCCCTCCTCCCAAGAGTGGCAATACATTTAAAGATGGGATAAACAAATTGCTTTATAAAGCAAGGATTAATGCTATATGGGCGGGAGGCAATGGGAAATCTAAGAAATCTAATAAGAAATCTGGTAAGAAGAAATCTGTTAAGAAAATTATAAAGAAAAATAGAAGAATGTCCCATATGTTTTTATAATATTGACCCCGACGATAAAAAAATATTAAAACGGGTTGGTAATAATTGCGGTCACTCTTTTCATGAAGAATGTATAAATACATGGATAAAGACAACGAAAGGACAAAATGATGGACCAGTTTGCCCTGTATGTAGAACTAAGATATCAAAAGATCAATGGCCTGTAGAAGCACCTGTAAACCATGAAGGTATTGGTTATGAAGAACATATGGACCAAGAAGATATTGATAATGAAGCACATATGGTCCAAGAAAATATTGATTATGATGAGTCATTTGAAGAAATAGCTTCAAAAACAGCTATAAACAGAGCTCGCAAATTTTTTCAGTATCAAATGGCACAGAACGTTGTAGTTCCGTTTATGGGAATACTAGTTTGTATGAATGGCCGGCCACTTCAAAAAAAATATTTAAACAGTGACCAAGAATTCAATTTGGGTCCTAATTCTACATTGGGAGAATTAAAAACAAAACTTTTAGCTTTAGCTCATGAATTTGCTCAGCAGAGCTCATTTTTTTGTCATGCAAATCTTGGGAGATATCTAAATAACGCGATTTCTGCCATTGGTGTAACGCAGCCTCGTGAACCTTCTTTCCAAATAAAAAATATGTATTTTGGAACACCTTTTAGTTGTGATAAAATTTCTGATTTGAATCGTTATACGAATAGTGTGTTGTTGGATGACAACATACAGTTGATTAACATATACAAAAAATACCAGGAAAATATTCACGGTGCTATACAGGCTAACCCGGGATATACTCTTCTTACTAACATATATTACCCCCATATTTTAACATGGGACCATGAAACTGATTATTTCGCCGACCCTAATAATCCAGATATTCCGTCACAATTTCGAGGTTCCCTCACTAATCGTCAATCAACAAAACATTCCTTAGCTTGGTTAGTAGTTAATATTGAATGTAATACATTAACAC